GCAAAAAGGCCGAAAAATTCGTGAAAGGTTGGAAATGAAGCCTCTGAAACCGCCGGGATACGTCAAACGCCATTACACGGCACCGCATCGGGTTCCGGGGTGCGGATCTTGTCCGCAGTGCGGTCAGTTTTCGCCCGTCCAGCACACTGCGACCACTGGCGAGTTTTCGACGCAGTACAGGGCCTGCGGTTGTGGCAATCGTTTTCAGACCGTTATACGGAGGGGCTAACATGCCGATGAAAAAGGGCTACGGCAAACAGGCGATTGCGGAGAATATTCGGTTGCTGATCCGTGAGGGGAGGCCACCAAAGCAAGCAGCTGCCATCGCCTACGAAAAGGCACGCGAGGAACGACGGAAAGCCCGCTGACTTCCAGACGACTGGAAAGCGGGGCTGGAAGTCCGGCAAGCCTGCTGCGACAGTGGCAGCATGGCACGATCAGCAGCAGAACGTCTGGCACTGTTCGAGAGCATCCGCGACAAGGTCGAGGGGGCATTGGCGAGTGGTGCGCCCGTTGTCAGCTATACCGTTGACGGGCAGATGGTGCAAAAAGAGGCCACCAGTACGTGGCTGGCCGAGCTGGACGCCAGAATTGCGGACCTGAGACGGCAGGCATCCGGCGGCATAAGTCGGTCCCGGAATCTCGTGAGGTTCCGAAATGTCTGACCTTCAACAGCGAGTGCACAGCGCAGCACAGCCCACGCGACTGGACCGCATTATTGGGGCCGTGAGTCCCGTGCTGGCCGCGAAGCGAGTCAAGGCCCGTGTTGACCATGAGTTGCGTCTGGCCATCAGCCAGAGGGCTGCAGAGCGGTTCACAGCATGGGAGGCATCAGACCACGACCGCCTGCGCGGGGAAAAGTGGCTGGCCAGCAAGCTGACCACGAACGATGCACTTCAGTCTGAGCTGGAAACGCTGATTGACCGGGCGGTGGATCTGTACCGTACCGACGTTTTCGCTGCGTCTGCAATCAACGGGCGAGTGGACAACGTCATCGGCGTCGGCATCCGTCCGCAGTGTCGAGTACAGCCGGAACGCGGCATCCTGACACCACGACAGGCCGAAGACTTCCGCGTTATGTCTGAGTGGTTGTTCCAAAAATGGGCGGAAGCGGAAGGCTGGCACACGAAGCAGCGGATGCTGGAACGCTGCAACGCCATTTTTGGCGAATCGTGGCTGCACATGGCGGACGATGACGACCCAGCAAAGCCCGTCACGTTGACAGTGCAGGTCATTCATCCGCAGCGGATTCCGCTGTTCGGGTATGGACCGCTGGCACCGACTGCCATTCGGCGTTTGGGGCTGCGACTGGACGCCAAAGGTAAGCCGATTGCGGCGTATGTCACGAAGACGCTGCCGAATGACTCCTACGGTTACGACCTGCGGGAACAGGAGGTCAGTCTGGACGACCTACTGCACTGCTACGAAGAGCAGACGCCGGGGCAACTGCGTGGCGTTCCGTGGCTGGCACCCGCCATGCCGAAACTGAAAGACCTGAAGGACTTCGTATATGCGAACCTAATTGCCGAACAGGTGGCAGCCTGTCACGGGGCATTCGTGACGGGTGTGACTGACCCGGCGACGTTGGCGGATGCTGGCCGCAGCCGCAGCAATCTCGAAGACCTGGCACCCGGCACGATTCAGTATCTGGCTGAGGGTGAGGGCATCACGTTCAGCGACCCGGCGCGACCAGGCACAACACTGGCACCCTATGTTGAATGGTCATTGCATGGGGTTGCGGCTGCCCTGCGATATCCTTACGAGCTGCTGGCGAAGCAGTTCACCAACAATTTCAGCGGCGGCAGACTCGCCCTGATTGATGGCCGGATTACGTCCAAGGTGTGGCAGTCCTGCCTGATTGAACAGGTATTCCGGAAGGTGTGGGCGAGGTTCATTGACCGCGCTGTGGTGCAGGGTGTTTTGCCGGTCGATCCGGTGAAGTACGAGGAACACCGCGAGCACTTTTTGCAGCACCAGTGGATTCCGCCGGGCTGGCCGTGGGTTGACCCTCAGAAAGAGGTTCAGGCCGATATTCTGGCCATTGAATCGGGGCTGACGACGCAGACAGAAAGCCTTGCCAGCCGTGGCCGTGACTTCGATGAGACGCTGCAACAGATCGAGCGTGAGCAGCGGGCGAAGGCCGACATGGAGGCACGCATGGCAGCGTATCGTGCGGATCTGGAGTTAGACCAGCCCGACATGCCAGACGATCCGGACGACGAC